CTGCTATCCCTTTTAATGTGCCGTGTATTTTTTCACCTGCAGATTTTGTTGTTCCTTCTCCTACTTTTCCTCCTGCTTCTGTTCCTGTTTCTCCTGCTTCGGTTGCTTGTTCTGTTAATCCTCCACCTTTACCTGTTAATTTACCTTTAATATTTTTAAAAGTATCACCTAAACCTTTAAAGCTATCTTTTATACTTGAAAATTTCATGACAGCTATAAGACCTAAAACTCCATATAGAGCAAAAGTATTATCAAGTAACCAAGTAAGACCATCTATAAAAGGAGCAAGAACAACAGCTACACTACCTATAATATCCTTTAGTTTCTCCATAGCATCATTAAACTTATCTTGTATTGCTTGACGTTTTTGAGCTTCCTTCATTTCGTCTGCGTTTACTTGAGCTATTGATTTGCCTTGTTCTTGTGCTGTTTTTTGTTTTTGTAGTTGATTAGCCATTTCATCTGCTGTCATTCCCATCGACTCTGCTATTGCTTTTTGCTGGACGACATTCATTTTATTAAAATCGTCTAATGTACCTACGTTTTTAGCTAATTCTTCAGCTAATGTAACTTGATCACCCGCTAAAGCAGCGGCTCTAGCTCTTTCAAGATTTAATTGCTTACCAGTTAATAATTCTGCTTTTAATTCATTATCAAGTGATGATTCCCAATTTAAAAGAGAATCTCCTTGTTTTTTAGTTTGCTCTAAAGTAGTACCAAAAGCTTGCATTTTAACAATAGCTGCTGTTATTAGCTTAGGATCATTTTTAAAATTAGCTGATAATTGACCTGATACTTTAGCGGCAGCTGCCATTGTTGTTTTAAAATCAGCTGATCCTTTAACTGCATTTCTAGTATTAACAAAAGCATCCACCATTTCATCATTAACTTTTTCTGATGATTTTCCCGTTAACGTAGAAAATTTATAAATACCAGCTGCTTCCTCACCTGTTAAACCAAATTGTTTGGTTAACATTACTTGAGTTTTTAAAGCATCAGCAGAATATTCAGCAACACCACCTGTAGCAGTATTCAAATCACCCATTGCTTCATTTAAATTCTTTAAATTAGCTGTAGTAGATTGAGATGATAAACTTATTCCCATCATTTTTCTTTCCACTCGATCTGCTTCTGAGGCACTGTATCCAAGACTCTTACTTATTTTTACAGAACCTTTATTGAACATATCTATTCTTGAAACTATAGCATCTAATATTCCGGTTACTGTAAATAAATCAGTAGCAGGTTTAAACATATCCTTAGCCTTATTCTTAATATTTTCTATTAGGCTATTTTGTTTTTTCTTTTCCTCAGTAATCTTTTTTTCTTCTTCAGCTGTTTGTTGTAGTTTAATTAATTGAGTTTGATAGGATTCTAATTGTTGAGTAACTAGTTTATTTTGATTTAAAGCTAATTTTATTTTATTTGCAGCTATTATATTTCCATCTTGTTGAGTTCTAACTAAATCATTTTCTAATTTTGTTCTATTAAGAGAAAGTTTATTAATATCTTTCTGAAGGGTTGTTAACTTAGTTGATAAATTTTTAGTAACATCATTTCCTTTTTCGAATTCTCCTACAAAGTTTTGAGTATCTGTAGCTAGGTCTGATAGTTTATCTCTCATTTTAGTAGACAAAAAACTAGCCATATTATTCAATTTATCTTGAAGAATGTCTAATTCTTTGCCAAAATCTTCTGCTATTTTTTGTTTTTTTTCGTCAGCCATAATACAGTATTGTGCGTATAAATATTAAAAGCGCCTATTTTCTAGGCGCTTTAGTTGTATAAGTTGAACTACTTGAAGGAGCTACGTTTGGTCGCGCTATTTCATTTTTCATTTTTCCTTTATTTATTGCTTTATCATGTTCTTCTTTTTCCTTATCATAATGTTCCTTCATTAAATTGTACGTGGTTCTACGTAACCATAAAGGCATATGATATACAGTTTCCCAATCATATCCACCTTTACCATGAAACACAATTTCATGAATTTGACGGAACATATGTACTCTATAGTCCGGAGTCAGGCCAAAAAAAGTTAAGAGTAATTGGAACAGTTACACCCTCCCCAATGTACTCTTCATCTTCAGGATAATATTTCAATTCAATATCTGGTTGAACTTTAGTATAATATTCACGTAATGCTCTAGCATCTGGTGCTAATAGGAAATTATCTACAAAGTCACGAATTGATTTTGGTTCACTATCACCATTAATTGAAGTGATAATATATTTTAAACGTGTAGTAACATCTGTAGCAACATTAGGATTAACTTTTTTCAATCCTTTTACTTCAGCCTCAATTTTTTTCTCATCACCATGTGTTAATAATTTAAATGTAACTGTGTTTTTTGATTTTGGTAACGTGAATGAAAAACTATTTGTCCCTGATTTGTATAAGGTATCATCTAATTCTTTTTCTTTTAATGTAGACAAATCAACAGTAGCTTCAATTTCTTGTCCTTGTTTATTAGTATACTTAAAGTTATAATCTTGTCCGTATCCTAATACACGTGCGGCCACTAATATTGCGTTTTTATCGCCTATTAATAAGTCATCATAATTGATTTTAGTAACAATTAGTGCTTGTAATAGTTTATCAATTACTGTGCCTTGTTTAATGAAATTAGCATTGGTAAGAATATCTTCTTCACGTGCTGTCATATATTTCATTTCAATTTCACCTTTAGCAAGTGGTGATTCTTTTGAGTACAGTAAACCTTTCGATGGTAACGAAACGATTTCTGTCGGTAACTTTAATTCTGCCATAAACGTTTTATTTTATTTTGTTCGTATATAAATATATGCAGAAAGAAAGCACTTGCCAAAAAGGCAAATGCTTTTCTTATATTTAGTGGTTTTTCCTTAGAAGTTTAATACGCAATAATCCATAGCGATTTCTACTGTTATACTTACAAAGCTTTCTTGAGACCAATCGTAGTCACCAAACTTAGCAGTTTTAACAAATGCACCTTTGATAATCCATTCACCAACAATATCACCAACTGGTCCTAAGATGTTTAATGTGATGTCTTTTTTATAGAAATCACTATAACCATCTCTACCTGTTACAGATTCGTGAGCTAAACGAGCCCATTCCATTACTGATTGTGCACCAGAAGGAGTGATTGGGTCATAAAGTTCAATACTCATATTATCCCATTTTACCTTACCTTTTACTTTACGGTAAACGTTAATATGATCTAAAACTACTTCACCAGCATCGAAACCAGGAGCACTGGCTTTCTTAATTAGGTAAGCTGGGATACCATCTATATACATAATAAACCTATTCTGAACTTTTGGTTCAAAAGCGGTAAACATGATTTCATTTGGGTTTAATACTGCCATTTTATGTTGTTATTTTATTGCTATTAATAAATATTAGGAACTACAATCCCTTATGCAGGGAATGTAGCGCCAGTTGGAAGAATGTTAAAGTTCAAGATAATAAATTCAGCAGTTTTAGTTGGTTGAATAAATATCTGACCTACTAATTGGTTACGATCTACAACATCTGGTGTGTTGTTTGAATCATCCATTACTACTTTATAAGCGTATAAACCTTGACGTGATACTACTGATTCAAGATATGGATTAACTTGAGATAAGAATCTATTTCTTGTTACAGTTGTATTTTGTTCGAATACTAATGTGCGAGAAACACCACCAATAAATGCTTTTAAAGCAATCATCAAACGACGAACATTTACTCTATCAAGAGCTGTTGGTTTACGTTGTAATGTTTTCTGACCCCAAACACATACTCCTGAATTAGGGAATGTAGCTAATGGGTTAACGTTTGCACTATATAATGTATCTCTATCTGTTTGTTGTAATCTTCTTTCAGCTAATACTACTGATGGAATACCACCTCTGTTTAAACCTGCAGGTGCGAACCATTCAGCGCCTACTTGGTCGTTAAATGCTAATACACCACCCATTACTGTTGATGGTGGAGCCCATACAGATTTACCTAAATTTGAGCTATATAATTGAACCCAAGGATAATATGTTGCTGCATAATTACTTGATTGACCAGCAGCATTAACTGTGGCTGTTGTAATTGAAGTACCATATACTCCAGCATCTATAATAGCAATTGCATCTCCTCTGCCTTCAACACATGCTATCATATTTGAAGCTGCAGAGCAATCTAATCCAACACCAGGTGCTAATAATACATTAAATTGATATTCGTCTCTATTTCCTAATAAATTAAATGCTGTATTGTAATCAGCAGGAGCAAATCCTTGAATATTAGTTATACTAATACCTTCGTTCATATTTTTAACAATACCTGTATCTGCAACACCACCACTAAATGAACCACCAAATGATCCACTACCTACTGTAGGTAAACTACCACTGTATTGACTAGCTTTAAAGTTACCATTATTATCAATAGAATCCGCGTTTGGAGTAGTTACTGAAGATACACGAATATATCTTGAAGCGTTTACAAAGCTACCTGTAAAATTAACATATCCATTAGTTACATCGTATACTGGTTTTCTATCTCCAATAACACGAGCTACATAGTTTGGTAATTGAGGATCTAAGCTCATATTTGCCCATGTTTCTAATATGTTCTTTTGAGCATTATTATCATCACCACGACGTACTATAAGTGTAAATAAACCACTACCTGTATTAACGTTAGTTACTTCCCAACGTACATTATAAGCTGAACCACTATCTAATGATCCACTGCTCATACTTGATGTATTATTCATTTGGTTACCCCAAGATAATGCTTCAAGAACAAGTTGAGTTGTACTACCACTAGTTACATTTGCTGTAGCATATGTACTAACATTTGCACTACCGCTGATAATTTTAGTAACTAATAATGTTTTACCACCATTGTTAAAATATTCTCTAGCAGCCATAGATGTAAGATATTCATAGTAGTAACTACCACTTTTGAATACATCACCATAAAGAGATAAATATTGATTATAAGTAGTAACGTAAGTAGGTATATAAGGACGACCACCTACTGTGGGACCTACAATAGCTGCACCTACTACTTGAGGGGCCTGTGTATACAGACTTTGGTCTGATTCTATCTGGAATACACCGGGAGAAATGATTGCTTCTGCCATTTTATATGATTTGTTTTATTTAATATATTGGAGTTACCTAATAATAAATATCTACAAAACCATGTAAAACGCAGAAGCTATTAGTTAGAGGGGTGTTATTTCTCCAGTTTCCATATCGATGTTACCTACACCGTATTTGCCTTGAAGAGTATTAAGGAGTTCTTTTTCTTTTTCGCCTAATGTTTTAAGATCGCCTAACACATTAGCCTTTTCAGTTTCAATAAATGTTTTTTGAACTAATACATCCGCTAATTGAGCTTCAATACTACCTAATTCAAATACAAATTTATTGTATTGTGTTTGTAATTCTTTAATCTGTGTGATTTCTTCTACAGTTAACTTTTTTGCTTCTGACATAATCTTTATTGTTTATTTTTTCCAGCGTTTATCAGGGCATGCCTGTTCGCCGGGTAGTGGTGAAAATATTTTTTTATCTAATGGGCAACCACATAATCTACAAACATGTACATTAATATGTTTAAAATATGATTTGTTTGGACACTCAGCACAAATAGAGATTCGATGATTCGCTATTTCTTTTTGCTTGGGTGTTGGATCGGCTGCGGCTATCCACGCTTTTGCTATTTCAACTAATTTAAGCATCTACTTTAGTAGCTGGTTTCTTTTTAGGTTGTGGTTTTTTCTTTGATTTAGCTTCTCCTGTTGGCAATGGTAAATCAACTTTAGGATACGGTTTTGGATCAGGTGTTGGTTCAGGAACTGATTCTGGTGTTGGTTCAGGAATTACTACATCTTCTTCTAAAGATGGATTTTTTTTCTTTGGAATAAAATTAATAACAAGTGCTACTACTATTCCGATAAGAATAGCTACGATGTAAATTGACATAATCTATTTATTTTTGTTTGATATAAATATATACAAGAGAGGGGAGACAACCAAATTTATTTTAGAAAGTTGCTATAATTACTAAACCATCTCCTCCTTTACCTCCAGCACCTCCTATAGTTGAACCACAACCACCACCACCACCACCACAGCCGTATGCCCCGTTTCCGCCGGATCCACCTGAGTTAACTAATGTGTTTGTTCCTCCACCTCCTGCTCCTCCTAATCCAAACATAGGCTTCCAATTCCAAATACCATTATTTCCTGTCCCACCACTTCCTGCACCTCCAGCTGCGCCGCCTGCTATTTGTGGTGTTGTATAGATTCCTAGATTAACCGAACCAATAGAGATTCCTGCCGATCCGCCTGAAACGGTTACTAAACCTCCAAATGCTCCTCCTGATGTTATAGTTGTAGATAGAGGTGTTATACCACTACCTACGCTATCTCCAGCTTGTCCTGCTATCGCTGTAAAATTTCCTAAGCTCATTAAACCTGCTTGTGTTGTAGTAGCTATTGTTTCAGCGTTATAATTATTAGTTGTTCCTGCTCCAGCTGCTCCTGATACGCAAACTGTATTCATTGCTACCGGTACAGATCCACTTGGATTTATTACTACAAAGCTTCTATTAGCAGGAGATGTTGTACCTGAGAATGCGGCTCCTGCACTGCCTGGTCCTGGTTGAATAAATAAGGTATCAGGTAAAACGTTAGCTGGATATAATACTCTGCATACTCCTCCCGAACCTCCACCGAATCCACCCTGGTTTGAACCTTCATTTGAGCCTGCTGCTCCTCCGCATCCACCACCAATACACATCATCCAAATAAACTTACAGTTTCTTGGTTTATTCCAAGTTTGCCATGTATTTGTATCAGATGCATAAAATATCTTTATGTTATCTTGTTGTCCAGGTATATTAAATATATCTAACATATTATTAAAAACTTGTTGTTATGATTACTATTCCATCGCCTCCTCTACCACCATTCCCGCCAGCTGATATTCCGCCACTTCCCCCTGCTCCACCACATCCATACGATCCATTTCCACTTATTCCTGCAGCTCCTATGTCGCTAGATCCTCCAGAAGTTCCTCCAGTAAAGGCTAGTATTGGTTTTGTTAACATTATACCATTTCTTCCAGGTTGACCAACTCCACTAGCTCCTGCTATTGAAGGTATAGGGCCTGCTCCTACGATTCCTTGTGATGTAGTGCTTCCTCCACTTCCACCTCCCCCTCCACATACTATACTAGTTATTGTTATAGTACCACCAGTTGAAATAGAAGAACCTATAGTTCCTGGAGGACCTGCTACTGCTGTGAATGTACCTAAATTTAAAAATATGCAGTTAGCTGCTGTCGTAGTAGTTGCGGCTGTTGGTACTGCTGAGTTAACTGTTGATCCAGTAGGGCCACCTCCAGCTACTGTATTACCTGACCTGCATACTAAATTTGATACTGATGCTGTTGATGGTGTAAGTGCTACGTAGCTTATTTCTCCATTTGCTCCTGGAGTTTGGTTTCCTGCTGTTCCTCCAAGTCCTCCTATTCCTCCAATCCCTGTATACACATATAAAATATCGGGTAATAAACTTGCTTGGTAAGTAGCTCTTATAAAAGCACCTGCTGCTCCTCCTGATGCTCCTCCATGAGTACCTACTGCTACCAATGCTCCTCCACCTCCGCCACCACTTCCAATACACAACATATTTACAAACTTAGCACCTCTTGGTTTAACCCATGTTACCCAAGAACCTGCGTTTGTAAATGTTTGCGTATTTACATTTCCACTATTTTGAAAATATGATAAATCTAACATTATGTTATTGTTGTTATTATTACTAAACCGTCTCCGCCTTTTCCTCCGTTACCACCACCACCAGCTGTAGATAGTCCACCACCACCACCACCACCTCCACTTCCATACCATCCATCTCCCCCTTTACCTCCTTTTGTTGTTAATGAACTAGCGCCTCCTGCTCCACCCATACTACAAAATGGATTTAAGGATCCGTATCCACTACTTCCTATTCCACTTGGCGCTAATCCTCCTGATACAAAGGAGGTTAATATTATATTAGCTGGTGATAGAGTAGCTCCGTCAAATTGAGTTATATTGGCATTTTTTCCAGCTCCTCCAGCTCCACCTGTTATTATACTTTGACTTAATGCTGTAGATCCCGATGGTGGTGCTGATGTGTATCCAGCACCTGTTCCTGCCACTCCTGCAGAAACTGTTACTAGTCCTATACTTGCAAAGGCGTTATTTGTCGTTGCCCAAACAGTACCTGCTGCTCCGCCACCAACAGCGCCTCCCACTCCGCCTGGTCCACCACCGGCTCCTGTTGTTGTAGCAGATTGCATTATTACAGAGGGTGTTGTTGATACTGGGCCTAGCGATACATAGCTAATTCCTCCTGCTGTTCCTGCAGCTCCATTGCCTGATGCCACATTTCCTATTCCTCCTGCTCCTCCTAATCCAGGTTGTATATATAACGTATCTGGTAGTAGAAAGGCAGGAAATATTCCTTTACTAAAAGCTGCTCCGCCGCCGCCACCTCCTCCGCCGATACTACCACCTGCGCTGACTCCTCCTGCTCCACCACCACCTGCTCCTCCACTTAAACAAAATATTTGTATAAATTTAGCACCACGTGGTTTTTGCCATGTTTGCCAGTCATTGGTACCTCCAGTAGCATAAAATATTTTAGTATTATCCGTAGTGGATGGTATGTTGAAAATATCTAACATAAACTAGTTTAAGGTTGTGCACATGGTGGAGTTACATCAATTTCTTTTGTATGATGTGTTACTCCTGGTATTATTACATTACAATCTTTATCAATGACTTGTATTACATTTTGTAATGTATCATCCATTATATAATAAAATTCAATACTCGGATCATCAGATCCCTGCATTAAAACGTATCTCATATTATATTAATTTTATGGTGTTGTGTAAGATCCTCCAACTGCTGAAACATACCATCCTCCACCTGCTACTTGTTGTGTTGCTACTGTAGCTTGTATTTTATAGTTGGCCTGTAGAGCGGCGTTTATTGGTAATTCGTATACTGCTTGAGCAGCAGTACTAGATAATGTTGTTGCAGGTAATGTAATTTCATCAAATAATATTACATTTGATCCACTAAGAGTTCCTGCTGTTGCATTACCAATGAATATACGAGCAGCGGTTGCTGTTGTAGATCCTGATGCTTTAAAACGTATTCTTTGTACAAAGCTACCTGATGCGCTTGCTGTAAATACTACTACAGATCCGGTTCCCGTAGCTTCAAAGCTTGGGTTTGCGTTTACTAGTGCTGTTGATGCCCATTGTATATCGCCTACGCCTGAATAAATTGGTGATGTGTTTAATGCCATTGTTTATATATTTTAAAATAAATTTGAATATCCTATTGCTATTGCTACTACTTTACCTTGTGAAATACCACCACTACCACCCCCTGCGTTTAAAGCAAATGATGCTGTTGTAGCAAATGATGAGGTACCTTCTAAAGATCCAGTTATACCTGCTGTAACTCTTAAAGACCCTGTTATTATAGTATTTCCGTTTACATCTAATACCGCATTAAAAGTAGTTTTATTTATTGCTACGTTTCCTCCACTACCTTGTAATGATAAATTGCCATTTCCTATACTACCTCCTGTTCTGTTCTCTATTAATCCGTATGTATTACCCGTTGTTGATCCTAATTGACTATTTAAAATTGATCCAGCACTAGCTGCAGCGTAATCATCTGTTACTAGACTTACTCTACCAGATGATGGTCTAACAGTTAATGATCCTGATATTACTACGTCTTGGTTTAAACGACTAACAGAACTAGCAGTAAATGCTGTAGTTGCACTAGCTGCTAATGTAGCAAATGATGCACTTACTGCTTGTAATACATATGAAGCGGTTTGTGCATATGAAGCACTTAAAGCAGGATTATTACTATTATGGACAGCCCCTGATACATAAGAAGCGGTTTGTGCTGTTACTACATAAGAAGCGGTGTTGGATGTTTGTGCTAATGTAGCAAATGATGCTGTTCCAAGTAATGATCCTGTTATACTACCTGTTACTACTAAACTACCAGATATACTAACTGTCTTATTATTATCTATATTAAAAACAGTTATACTACCTGTTGATACTGTAAATAGATTTGGTGAGAATGTGTCTGATATTTTAAATATTTCACTTGTGCTACTTGATACTGATAGTAGTGTCCCCGTGCCACCTTTAATTTGTAACGGAATACCAGATGATGCAGATACTGTTAATGATCCACTTATAGTGGTATTATTTTGAGATATTAATCCATTCTTTGCTACAAATTCATTTGCCATAGTTGCTTAATTTTAATTACAACCTGCACTACTTGTTATAGTACCTGCTGTTAGTATATAATAACCTCCTCCTGGGTTTAGTGGATCGCTTATTGCGGTGTAGGATGTTGGAATTGTAAGTGAAATATCATCATATATGGCTGTACCTATATCTACATTTGGGGTTAATGCATAAACGGTTGCGGGAAATGAATCGCTACATACCCCACCATTAGTATATACATTAAAGGCGTATGATTGTTTTGCACTATCTACTGTAATACGAGTGCTTATTGTAATAGTACCTTGATTTCCTATTTGTATTGCCATGTTTAATTAGTTTTCACTATCCAACTAATAGTTCTATTATAAATATGTAACAAGCATCTTAACTGTCCATCCTGATGAGGCAGCTACAGCATTTATCTGTATTTGGCTTGTTATAATCGATGATTGAAATGTTATATCTGATGTTGATCCTATATCTGTTGTTGCGTTATCATAATATGTCGTAGTTGTACCATTCCATGCTGTTACAAATTCACCTGCTCTTGCATTTGCTCCTTTATATAAGGTGTATTTACCAAAAGCAGATGTATACGATCCAGTAGCTTGGGCAAACAGAGGATTGGGTCCTGCTGATGTTGATGCTTTTAGGAAATAATCAGTTAGTGTTTGATCTATAATTAGCGTGTTTGCTACAGTAAAGTTTGTAGCATATGATGCTGTATCAGCAGATGTAACTGATCCTAGTAGATTTTGAGCTGTTGTAGCATATGATGCTGATGTGACAAATGAACTAGATAAAGCATATGATGAACTTAATGCATATGAGCTACTAATAGCTATAGATGAACTATATGCCCACGATGACGTACCCTCTAATGATCCTGTAAACGAACCACTAAATGAGCCTGTGTTATATGAGCTTGTAAATGTATTGTATGATGAGGTAAACGTATTAAATGAACTTGTTGTAACGAATGATGATGTCTGTGAATTGGTTACAAAGCTAGATGTTTGTGCATTGGTTACAAATGAGCTAGTTTGGCTGTTCTGCACAAACGATGATGTTTGGCTGTTTGTGATAAACGAACTAGTAGCAGTATTAATACTTTGAGTAAACGCATTAAACGAAGATGTAGTTACAAATGAACCTGTATTTACATTAGTTCCACCACCATTCATTGCATACGATGCTGTTAAAGCATATGATGCTGTACCTTGTAATGAGCCTGTAAATGAAGGAGCTTCTATTCCTCTAGGAGCTAATAATCTACCACTATTTTTAAATTCCCACAAATTAAATAGCGAGCCTGACTGTGTTGTTATATACACACTATAATCGTCAACATTAACAGAAGATGATTGATTGTATGACAGTAATTCAACAAATCCACCCGGCGCTCCTGCTACAATATCAATATACCCAGGATAATTATTACCATAATAGGTCGATGTTATTTGAGATCCACTATTAAATATAATAGACCCTGTTATAGTTTGATTTCCTCTAAATGTATTTGAACCGGTTGTTGCAAATGAGCCTGTATTAATAGTTGTACCGGCATTTAGTGCGTATGATGCTGTTAAAGCAAATGATGCAGTACCAGCAAATTGTGATGTACTTGAACCCGTATAAGCATTAAATGAACTAGTAGTTACAAATGAACCAGTATTTACACTTGTTCCAGCAGCCCCTGCTGGACCCTGTGGTCCAGGACTATTAATCTGTAATATGTTAGTTACAGGTTGTGGTATAGTGATAGAATTACATTTAACGTTATCCGTTATGATAAGTTTATTATCACTACCTACCTCAACTATGTTGTGGTTAAAATTTAATATTTGTACATTGTTACAGGACATATTATCGTGTTACTTCTTTATTTACAAATGCTGTACCTTGTAACAATCTTGTTACTACACTACCTGATGTTATTTCTAAATCGTATGATGCTGAGCTAAAAGTTAATGCTGAAGATGAGGCTGCAGATATTACTATTCCAATAGTGCCACTTACACCACCTAATGTTATACCAGTACCATCTGCTTGTAATGAGCTACTTAGTGTAAGATATGTTGTTGGATTATTATCAGCATAATCAGATCTAATTTGCATTTTACTACTATAACCTGTTAAATTGATAGCAGCATTATTTGAGTCTTTATATGCTAAAGATAAATTTAATGTTGCTCCTTGTTCTATCAATAATGTGTATTTTCCTGCTGGCATTGTTGTTTATTTTGTATAAATATTATTCTAATTCTTCTATTGATAAGTTTAATACATTTAGTTATTTATATATTCTAATATCAAGTGTAGTATTTTTAAATAAAGTATCTGCTGGGGCTCCTGCTTTACTTGTAGAATATATTATTATCTTTGTTGTATCTCTCCACTCGTATGAGCAAGCGAAATTAGAACCTATAACTTGACCTGGTGTTAAATATATTGCTGTACTATCTTCAAGAAAAATTGAAGCTGTATCATCAGCCTGAAGAGTATATTCTCCAACGCCAGTTCGTGTAAATGTAAATGTACGGGCCGTAGTATTAATTATAAATTTATTAAAAACTGGAATGGTTGGACTTGATGGTACGCCAGGGTTGTTTGAGCCACTTTGAGAGAATATATATAATAATTGAAGATATTCAGGACCATTATATGGTAGAGTATTATTTATTGTTACAGAGCCCGTTCCTATTCCACCGGTTAAAGTAATTCCTCCATTACCTGCTATTATTGATGTTACTCCACCATTTAAAGCAAAGGAGGCTGTTGTAGCAAATGAAGCAGTACCTTGTAATGAACCAGTTATACCACTTCTTCCACTACTGCTTCCTGATACTATTAGACTGCCTGTTATTATAGCATTACCCGTAAATGGAAATCCAGCTCCGCCTGCATTTAAAGCAAAGGAGGCTGTTGTAGCAAATGAGGCAGTACCTGCAAATTGAGATGTGGTTGAGCTAGTATAACTATTAAAACTAGCTATTGTTAGCAAACTACTAGTATTAACAGAACCACCACCGTTTGCCGCAAATGTAGCAAATGATGCTGTAGTAGCAAAACTAGCTGTACCAGCTAATGAGCCAGTAAAGGATCCTGATAATGATAAGGGTTGACGTAATTGTTCTGAACGAAATGTACTCATACTATGTATAAATATTAGGCAAATTTACCTATACTTACTACTTCATCAGTTGAGTTAAGAGAGTATCCTAATTCTGTTGTATTAACTGTTAATGTTGATGTACCGTTTCCATTATTTACAAAACTAGTTAAAGCCGCTGGTTCAATTAATTGACCGTTCACAAAGAATATAAAGTTAGCAATAGAAGTTGTTGGTAAAGGCGATGGTGCGGTAGCCCATCCCATAGGGAAGGTTGCTGTATTAGATGTAATTGTTCCTTGTGTTGCTAATAATTCAATATTTGAATTCATATACAATCCTGCTGCATTTGATATACCTGTATAAGTGTTAGTAACGTTTACATTGTAGGAATCAGCTACACTAACGGCGCCACCCATTGCTGCTTTAGGAGCAGCAGCTGCTACACTTAATGTATCAATGCTAGTTGCTGTTTCCATAGTAAATACTACTTGAGATTTAGTGTAGAATTTACTTCTAGCTACAGCCATATCTTTATTAACGGTATTTGGTATTATATAGCCGTTTACTTTAATAGTAAACGTAGATTTAGCTGCTCTGTCGGTACCTTCTTCAAGTAAAGTAGTCGTTGCAAACGAGTCAATCATAGACCTAAACTTGTAACGACGTGGATCTCCCCAATATGAGTCAGCTGCAAAATTAATTGCCTCTACTAGTTTGTTGTTTTGCTCAACAAAATCAGTAAATATAATACAATTATATGTTAATGTAAGGTAATCTGGTGTTGTTGATATATAATATTGTTCTGAGGGTACTCTATTATTAACTATATCAAAGCGATCATATGCGTTTCTAGCATTATATTTTGTACCTACTACTTGATAATTGTGTACAGTATTACCGTCTAATTTATTACCTAATGAACGATTTTTTTCTATACTTTCACGCTTAAACATTATAAGTGGTACCATTAAACGGCCACTATTATCGCGGTAAAAGCCGTCTGCTTGTACTGATTTCCATCTTTCAGGTGATCCATATATTACAGGAACTGTTAGTTGTTTTCCGTTGTGTATTACGTTAGGTTTAATTACATTATTAAAGTAATACATTATGGAATTATCAATATCTTCTAAACCTATACTAATATCCTTCACAGTATCATCCTTCATAGAATATTCTGTACCACGATTTTCAGAAAATACTGTTTGACTATCGGGTTTTGGTTCAAGATAAGGAGTAATCTGCCCTTGAACTACTTCTACGGGATTTTGTGGTATAGGTTTTAGTCTATTTGGCATTTATTATAATCTTTGCTGTGTTATGCCTAATTTTTCTGGGCGTATATAGAAGCATTCTAATATTATAGACCAAGAGCTACCAAAGCTGTCTGTATTAGATGAATATGAGTAAAGTGGATCTTTACCTACTACTAATTGGTTTTCGTTTGCATTATTTACCTCATAATAGTCATTATTCCATAAAACAACATCACCTACTTCAGGTACTATATTATATGTAAATCCTCTTCCATCTGCTGGTTGGTCTGTGCTTAAGTCTATTCCTGCTAGATCGTCTCGTAAGAATCTAAATTTCATAGTACGAGTAACATCCATACCAAACTCATCTGTTTTAGGATCAGTATCACCTCTTTCAATTAAACAATTTAATAGTACAGGATCGTTATATGTTTTTTTAACAGATTCACCATACATGTTTGGTAATGATTTATCTAGATTTATTTTATAATAACCAACCTTTTGCTCAATAATGTTATTGATCAATTCTCTATTTAAATGTCTAAATAGACTAATATCTCTATTTGCGCCGTATAGTGCCATTAGTATTTGCCTATGTTTTGAGCTGTTTTATATCTTGGAATAAATTGTAATAATCCTGATATTCTATTTGTTATTAAAGCGTCTTTTTTAATTTTATCTATATCAGTTTTAGAATCAGATGTTACAATATATTTTATATGTAATAGAGAATATTCAAATCTATCTGTTGCTTTACTATCTAAAAATTCACTTTGTTCTACAGTTACAACAACAACACCCGGAAGCGCTCTAATTTGATTGTATATTTCTACTTTATTGATACCCGTAGATGTTTTAATTAATACATCTATTTTATCTAAAGCAATAGATTCTAATAATATATCTGTTAATTTGATCATTAAAATATATAAATTGGTAGTGCTACGTTTACTAATGTTTTTTGCATAAAATCAGATTCCATTGACTGATTTTCAAGTTGAGTTTTGCGAGATGTTACATCTAGCATCGCACGAAGTTGTTCTAATAATGCTGTCTTTTCTGCTCTAGCATCAGTTAATAAATCATCTCCATTTAATGTTACCTCAGCACCAGGAATAGGAATAGTAGCGTATTTTTTACGAACATATCCTAACATTTCTTTTACTGTTGCTAATGCGTATTGTCTAATCCATTGTTTACCAATAGAATTTATTTCACAGAAAACAGGATTAGCATAAGGTACATTACTAACATTAGTTACTAAAGTACTTGATCCTGAATCATAATTTGGTGTAGCAGATGTTACATCATTTCTTTCATCCCGTTTAATATAATGAAAAAATAAATGTTCATCACGACCTGGTATAGGAAATATTCTTAAATTATTATTTACTAAGTCAAAACTAAATGCTGATTTTCTAATTTGATCATTTAACTCAATTGCTTGTAGTTTTTGAACATCAAAATAGATAGGCATTAATAAGAAATTAATACCAGGTGAAAACTGCCCAAAGCCAAATGTTTCTAATAATGATTGAATACCAGTACCTGTACCAGCATATGGATCAAAATAACGAACAATTGCTGGTGGTGCTTCAAAAAATATTTTTTTAATTTCAATACCACTACCTGATATACCTTGAGAAGCTGCCCATTTCTTTAAATCATAATCTTGTACACTAGCTGTCATTTCTATTGAGCCAGTATAATATGTTGTATATCCTCCCACTCCTGCTTCAGATGCATAATTTTCAGCTATACGAATAGTTGTACCAAGATTAGGTGTAACTAATTTATTATTAAATGTTGTTGTATTAGATACTACATTACCTTCCATTGCAAGGTAACCTTCACGTATTTTCCATTGGTAAACTTCATTACCATAAGTAGTGATGGATTCTTCTAATGCTGTGTAGAAATTTATATCTTGTAATTCTATTTCAACAATAGGATAACCTAGACGTCTAGAACACCAAGTAGCAAACAATGGTGCTTCTTGTTGAAATTCTAAATCATTATCATAAAATCCAAATGGAGTATTACCCCACACTGGACCGGGATTATTATTCCAAATTGCTATATTAGCCATTAATTAGTATTTAACATGTATAAATATATGTATCTGTTATTTATCTGCTGTTATTTTCCATTATATTCGTAGTCTAATATCCTTCCTACTAAATCAGAGCGGTGGTTGTGTTTTAATTTTATCCACTTAATTTCGGCAATTTTTTTAGATAATTCTATAACATATTCTAAACCATTATATTGATCTTTAATATCTCTTTGTTCATTATCTCCATTAATAATGATACGGCCGTTTTTACCTAAACGTGTTAATATAGCTAACATTTCAGCTTTAGTAAGGTTTTGTGCTTCTTCTACAATAAGTACTTCATCTATTGTTTTACCACGAATAAACTGTACTGGGAGTGCTATAACTTGTTTATCATTAATCATTTGTTCAATTTTAACCTTATCATAACATTTAATTAAATTTTCCTGGAATGCTTCTAAATATGGATTAAATTTATCATTTAAGCTGCCAGGTAAGAATCCCAAGGAATGACCTACTTCAACAGCTGCTCTCGTAACGTATATGTTTTCAAATTGTTTTTTAAAAACAAAATCTAATGCAGTTTGAGCGGATACTAATGATTTACCACAACCTGCTCTACCTGTAATTACTACTATTTGATTATCTATGATTAATCGCTTAGCTTCTTTTTGTTCTTCATTTAGTGTAATCTGATATTTAATATCACTTTTTAATACTTTTTTTTGCTTAACTTTTTCATCTTGCATAAGAATATATATTTGTTTCATATAAATATGAATAAAAAACCCGACCTTACGGGGTCGGGTTTAAAGCTATAATACTGAGACTATAGCGAGGTATTTAGATTATATTAGATAGTATTCAAACCACTAACATAAATTTTCCCATAATAATCAGGTCTGATCATTTTCTTAGCGTAACGAGTCATCAAACCTTTTCTTGGTGTGAAAGTGTTTGGATCGTATAACAATGGAGTCATGATTAATGGAACATAAGGAGCAAATACCGCACCACATTCCAAGAATTGAGCACCTTTGTAACCCATCAAGATAATGTTCTCAGTCATGTATGGATTTTTATAAACCTTGTAACGACTGTTTAATGAACCAATCTTTTGGATACCAAAGTTGTATTCTAATTTCTCACCTGTACCATCAGCAGCAAATCCTGGGATTGACTCGATGATTGTAGCAACTGTTGGAGACATTACTAAGAAATTAGCGCCACCTCTTAAAGTTAACTGATGAATTTTGTTAGATACTTTTTGTAATTTAGTTCCTAAAGTTTGGAACCAACCACCTTGTGTATTGTAGAAACCACCTGTAGTTGCTGATTGTTGAACAAATGCACCTGCAGCTGTACCACTATATTGTTGGTTATTAACTGCTGACCAGTAATCAGTTGTGAAAGCGTTTTGGATCAACATATCCAACAATTCCAAATCAATTTCCATTGAAATATATTGAGATAAGATACCAGTCAATTCAGCTTCAGCATCAACACTATGGTAAGCGTTCAAATCCTGAGCGAATTCCGGCGTCCATTGTGCTTTTAACTTACGAGTTTTAGCAACAATAGCTTCAGATTTTAACTGAACGTTAATTTCTGGAATAGCGATTGTTGATGGAGCATTGCCTGATGGTTGTTTAGTAACACCATCTTCAAAATCGCCACGGAACTGACCACTACCAGAATCTTGTGGAGCAAAATCATAAAATAATGTTACAGTAGCAGCACTTGGACTCATATTTGCTGCAACAGCAGATGCAGTAACAACAAACGAAGCTGTGTTGCTTGTTACAGTTGTAAATGCTGATAAAGGAGTAGTTGCTAAAATTGAACCTGAAGTAATAGTAAATGCACGGAAACCATTTGTATCATATCCTGCAGGAAGTGGAACTAAAATTTTCTTATATCCTGAAGCAGCAGCAGAAGCTGAGTAATCAGAATCAAAGTTAAAGTCAGACCATTGTGCAGAAGCTGTACCAGCATTAGTAACAGACTGAGAGAATTGGTTAATAGAATAACCAAATTTACCAGCACCATAAAGTGATTGAGAAGTAATATCAGTTACGTTTGTAGAAGCGTTAGCACCATACAATGAACCGTTAGTAGCGAATGGATTAACACTAGTACCATATTTGAAGTCAAGATAGAATACAAGACCTGAAGGTAAGTTCATTGGTTGTACACTAACGAATTCTTTAGCAGCGATTTCACCGAATACACGACGAACTAATGGTAAAGCTACTCCGTTCCAAGATTCACCACTATATGATCCAGCACCTGGAGATGCAGTACCTGTAGATGATGCTTCTGTTACTAATTGTTTTGCCTGATTTTCCAATAGCATAGCCATTGTGTTGCGATCAGTTTCGCCTTTAAGACCTTCTAAAAGGCCAGACTTAACCCACTTTGAGCTAAGCTTTTTTGCGTCATCAGCAATTACTTTATACTGATTTGACGATTCTAATAATTGTTGTACGTTCATTTTAATGAAGTTTTTGTTTTGTTTTGTTATTTAATAATGTTTGCAAGTTTTTGCATTCTAGTGATAGCATCATTTGTTTCAACGATTGCTTTTCTAGGCGCAACACCAGCTGCTCTTGAAGCAAATCCTAAAGATTCTTTAATTGCTTGTTTTGGAGTAGCTGTTGTTAAAGTAGAGTTCAATGATTCATAAACAACTTTAGCTTCTCTAGTTGTAGTTGCTTTATCAAATGAAGCAATAACTTTTAATTTTTGTGATTCAGTTAAATTCTTAGCTTTGAAGATTTTATTAACATAAAGCAACTTAGCGTTTAATAAGTTAACTTCATTTAATTCAGAGCGAAGAGTGTTGATTGTTCTGATGGCTTCGTTCATTTCTCGGGCTTCACCAAATCCACTAGAGGTACTACCACCTAATCCAGCACCGCTAGAAGGTGTACCAAATACATATCCCATATCTTCTAAAGCTTCTTTATCTCCATTAACCGAATTCCAATCTTTTTCTCTCTCTTGGGTATTTACAGGAATTTTTCTTTTGGTTTTTTTATCTATTTTATCCGGAGATAGAATTCCTCCCCTTAAGAAAACTTGTTTACTGACGCCTTTGCCAAAACTTTGAAGACCGTTTTTAATTTTTCCAAAATCGATTTCTTCAAGGTCTTTATGGTCTTTATCATCCTTATTATCCATTCCCATTTCATCTAATTCAGCTAATAATTCTTCTAAATCGATTTCTTCGTCAAGAGGTACTTCATCTGCATTGTCAGCATCGTGATCACTTGGACCACCAGCGTTGTCTGCATCTGGTTCATCATGCATTTCTGCTCCACCTTCTTTATCCATCATTTTTTCAATGGTAGCAATAATAAAGTCTTTAATAGATTCTGGATCTTTAGGATTGAAATCTTCTTCAGATTCTTCTTCTTCTTCTTCTTTTTTAGCTTCATTCAATTCAGCTAAGATTTCAGAAATGTCGAAGTCTTCTTCTAAATCACCGTAACCTGGTCTTCCTTGTTCTTGACCTCCTGCTGATGAATCAGCCCATTCATCAGAGCTATCTCCTTGTTTAAAACCATCGTATTCTTCTAATTCTTCTTCACCTATATAACCTTCTTCTTCCATTTCATACTCTATTTCATTTAACTTTGTAGCTAACATAGATTGTAGTCTTGGTGTTAATGCCTCTTCTAGAGCGGCTTTTGCGTTTACTAACGCTGCTTCGCGAACGGCTTTAGCGTCAGCGATAGCTTCTTTAAATAAATTTTTGTTTGACATAAATGTGTTCTCCTTAAATTTGTTTTAGGAAATAAGATTATTGGGAATCTTAATGTGTGGATTTATAAATTGCCGGGTATCATGAGGATAAAAAATGGATAACCCATTGTGGCGTTATCCATAAATATATGTGATTAGTAAAAACCGCAAGTATTATTTACTTTCTCCAGCCTGAGATATTTTTAGTCCTAATTTTTCAGCAATGGCTTTTAATTCTTCTCCTGTTTTTCCTCCAGCGTTAGGGGGAGTTTTGTCATATATTTGTGTTTGAGAAGAAGGATAACCAGTCATTGGGTCTTCCCCATCCCACCTATACACGTATATTTCTGGAACTTCTTTTTTAAATTCCTCTTCTTTTTCTTTAGAAAGATCTAAATTTTTTTGTAATACAATAAACCCATGGCCTCTAAGACTATTTTCATTTAATTGTTTTTTGCGAAATTTTCTTAGTGCTTCGTTTACTGCTTGTTCGATTGATTCTTGTTGTGGTTGAGCAGCGGGTTTAGTGTTTTGTTGTGTATTGCTAACATATCCACCTTTTTTAGTTGTTTTTTCTCTAACTCTAAATGCTATTCTTGTTCCACCTTCTCCTGTTTTTTGATATTGTTCTAAATTAGGATAAGCAGATAAAAACTTTTTCTCAACATCTGCTACAATTTTAGGATCACCAATTAAATGTATTTCTATTTGTGTTTGTTTTGTTTTTGGATCATCCCAATACCATACAAGAGAGGTGTTATTACCTGTTGAAGTTGCTCCTATTTGTTTTCCACTTGCTCCTGCTGATGGTAACGATGCTATTAATTTAACTTCAACTCCATTTTTCTTTAACCAAGAATATAAATCTCTAGCTATTTTTTTAATTTGTGTATTATCTTCATTCAACTGTGATTCAGTTATTAATCCAGCTAATAATTGCATTCTTTTTGCTTCTTTAATTAATTGTGACATTTTATTTTTTTGATATGTTTATAATAAATATTAGCAAAGAGGACAAACGCCTGTTTGTGAACAAATTATTTCAGTTATCAATGAATTTACTTTGCTATAGTCTTTAGTTGATTTATATTGCTTACTTTCATTCAATTTACCTTGTAATTTATTTAAACTACCAACTGGGTGTACATATGCTTCAGGTGTGCTAGGTACTGATACTAAATCCCAACATAATAATTCAAAATCATCTTGTACTTCAACTGTCTCACCTAATTGCTTAACAGAACCCATACCGCGTGATGATATACCTAATGGTATTCCAGCACTAACAATTTCCATTGCTATTTTGCCTGATGGTGTGCCAAGTAATTCAAGTTGACCCATTAAATCATCACCGTCCCACCATATTTTTTTAATATTGTGTGATACATTTGATAAATTAATAATTGATGCTTCAGGGTGATCTAATTCACCCATAGCATTGTTATTTGCTATAGGGCCTTTTATATATTTTTCTACTTCTCTGCTTAATATTTCTTTAGGGTAAACACGGCCATTACCATTTTTGGTATCGGCTGCTTGTAATTTACCCTCTAATAACATACGGCCACCAGATGATTTACTTTCGTTAAGCGTTAATTTGGCTATAGTAAAGGGGATGTGATCTATTAAAAGTTGTTTCATATTAATATTAGTAGTTTGTGTATGAATCTCCGTTTTCAGCACTCATTTGATCTCCACCATAAGCACCCGCTATTTCTTTACGAATCATTTCCATTAAATCATCTTTAGTTAATGATTTTAATCCAGCAGTAATACCAACATTTCTATTAAAAATAGTATTAGCTACTTTACCAGATTCATATAGATACTCTACATTAACTGTAAATGTAGTACCTTGATCATCTACTATAGTAGCATCTACGCTTTGCATTAATGATCCTGGTCTATTTTTTGTAAATGACTGGATTTTATATACATCGTTTGGGTCTATGTCTAATGAGTTAGCTGCTTCAGAATTAACTTTTACATTATCTCCTATTTTAAGGCCATTATGTATTTCAGAAGATGAAGCAGATGCCATTTCTTCGCCTCTTTTACTAGATAACCAAGATTCAAAGCTTTCTTTCATAGCAATCTTCTTCATTTTCTCACCAGTAGCATCCATTTTTTGAACACCACGAGTTGATTTAGCAATAAGAGACATTAATGAAATACCTTTTTCCATTTTATTTGTTTCACCACCTTTATCGGAATCTTTTTTTATTTTTTCTATATCTTTAACGGGTTTCATTCCCATTTTCTTATCAACTACATTACCCATATTTTTTTCAAGGTATTGCATTTGACGTGCTTCAACATCAGCTTTAGGACCCATATATTCTGCTTCAGCTCCTTCTTTACCAGCTAAATCAGTCATTGTATAATACAATGGATTTTTCTTTAAATTTTTAATTACTATTTTAGCAGCTGCTGCTTTAGATAATTCAGGATTTTTTTCCATTTCCCAATCTAAACCAGTTATTACTTCTTGAGCATTTAAGTTATCAATTTCTTTAAATTGGTCATACATTGATTTACCTGATGTATTAGTCCATTTACCTTTCTCGTCTTTAGCTTCTTTTAATGAATTACCTTTAGGTATTTCTTCACCTTCTTCATTTTCACCATCATTTTCAAAGAAACCCATTGTATATCCATCTCTATGATAATCATCATTTTTAGCTGTAATATCACTAATAACTTTTATAATTTTATCTAGTGTATCTTTTGGCATAGTAATATCAGCTTCAGTTAATATACCTTTATTTTTAAGGATACGAATTGAATCGTCAAATGATGTTACATTAGTAACGTATTGAGGTAATGACATACGTAAGTTACGCATGAAATTAGCTTGTGTCATGTTACCTTCGCGTAAATCGATGTACTGTTGTTTAATACTTTTCATTTGTCTATTTTAATTTTAAATTGTATTCTGCATTTATAATGCCTATAGCTTTTTCTCTATCCTCTTTATTAGTAAGATATACTTTAACTGCTTGATTTGGGTCTAAACTTCCCTCAGATTTGGATTGAGTTCGAGACTCAATACCGTTCTTTTTTAATAGTTGTTGAACGTCAAGTGAATCCTCATCAATGTCAAAAACAGGGCCAGGGCCCATAGGTGCTATAATGTCTGGGTTATCTGTATCTTCAGTAATAATACCAGCTAATTGCTGCATTCTTCTAACTTCGTTAATAGGTTGTTTCATATTTTTGTTATTTATCTTCCTTGACCAACGTATTTCTTTGGTCTTGGTGTATGTTTATTGAATGATTTTTTTGCTGCGCCTTTTTTACGAGCACCAAATGTTAATTTTCTTGTGTCGCTTGTTCCTTTTGCTTTTGCCATTGTTTTTTATTTTAAGACCAAAACATTATTGGAGCACTTGTTGTATCTAATGATGCACTAGTAATATTCATTTCTATAATAGTACCAGCAGGTATAAATAATCCTCCAGTACCCATTGAAGCAGATACTATATCTGTTCCACTTGCATCTTTTAATCCCATGATATGACCTGGAGCGCCAGCGCTACCTCCTACTACTGATCCAGAAGCCATTACTTGCATTTTATAAAAGGATCCTGTTATAGATTCTCCATTCTTTTTAATTGTTATTCCAGGATAGTATACTCCGTTAATTGTTGGCATAATATTAATGTAAATTTTTAATTTTATTATTTAGTGCGTTTACCATTTCTGATATGGTTGCTATATTGCTTTCTGTTTTTTTCCAATATTGTAATCCTTCTTCACCTTCACTTAATTCTTGTTTCATACGAGATGTATATTCAACAATACGATCAATTTCAGATAATTTACGTTTTACTTCACGAATTGCTTTGTGTAGTATTTCATTTTTAGTTCTGAATTTAACTTCGTTTCTGAATTTATGGTATGTTACTTCGTTAAGTAATTCTTCTTTAACGATATTGGCTAATGATTCCATTGAATAGCCACTTTCTGCTCCGTATTGGCTTTTTTGTAGGTATAAACTTGGATTTGATGATGGTGATGCTTTAGTATAATCTGATGCTTGAGTATACTTACTTTCAAATTGGATTTTTTTTACCTTTGAATTTACATCTTCTGGAGATATAAATATTATCCCACCCTTATTTACACCTGGGTCAAACATTAATTCTCCAGTTGGTCTAACACCTTTATATATAGCGTTTACAGTTTTTCCATCTTTTGTTGTTACTGAAAATTCTGCATTTACATCTGTTGTACCTAGTTCGTATATTTTTCTAGCAACAGTAAATCCTTGCTTTTTGGCTGTTTTAGTAGCAGCGTTTATTTTTTGTCCTTTAGGAGCAACCCAATTTGGTGTTGCTATGTTCATACCAACACCACTTCCAACAGAAGTTGATGTTTCTTCTAATTGTTTGCGTACAAGTGATTTTATGTATTCTTTTAAATTCATTATTTTACTGATTTTAATTCTGCTATTAATTGATGGAATTGTAATAGGGCAATTATGTTATCGTCTTTTACGCTTTGATTTTTATCAAGTGGTTTAAGAATATTAACCACTTCGTGTATTTTAATCTGTACAGTTTTATCTGTTACTGTAGTATTCATTCTGTTTAATTCTGCTCTAATAGCAGCAAAATGATTATTAACGAATTCACGTAATTTAACAGTATTAGATATATTATTAATATATTCTTTCAACACAGATTTCTGTGTGTTAGACATATTACTGTATTTGCTGTTAAATCTTTCTAATAATGTTCTGTACACTAAAATACGTGTACCTTTATCCATAGAAAGATATTCTTCCATTACACGATCTGTAACATTCTCTTTACTAATTTCTTTACGTGTAATATGCTCTAATAATGTAACTTTATTTTCAATAACTTGAGATGGCTCAACAAACTCTAGTGAGTTGTGAGCCTCTATTAAATTAAATGCAGCGGCATATTGAGAATAATTATTAATCTTTGATTTAAAAAATTCTTCTAAATCATATGATTCACGAATAGCCTTAATAATGTTATATTTTTCTTTGCGTAATGCAGAGCGATTTAAACGTGAAGATATTTCAAGTGTAGCATTAATTAATGATTCAGCTTTACCTTCAGTTAATGCTTTAGAGTCAACTAAAGCTTGGTATAGTTTATGTTCCTTGACTAATTCTGATTTGGAGAAATATTTTTTTACTATATCAATAGCAGCTGAATCTTTACCAGATACAGTATCTGATGCGATTTGGCGAACTAATAATTCAAATAAAATTCCTGTGTTTTTGTATTTTGAATGTTTTACTTTCACTTTTTATATAAATTAGTATACACTACATATAAATATGTAATTATTATATGTCCTTAATATTTTTTTCGTCTAATAATGAAGATTCCTGTTTCGCTTCAAACACTATTTGTTTATCAGCTCTAGGTATATCTTGTAGCATACTTTTATAGCGCATTGACTCAGCTAATGCTAAAGCGCCGTAGCTTTTTGGTGTGCCACTACCTTCATCCGGTATATTTGCTGTGTATAGTGTAGCATTTTCTTTGCTACCTAATCTATCTTTACCTAATGGGTCTTTTTGTGTACCGATGATAGATGCTTTTTCTTCAGGACGACCAACGGGACGTTTTTCATCATATCCTGGAGGGACAGATCCATCTACATTCATACCTGTTCTACCTTTACCATACAATGATGCTAAGTCATGTGGTGTACCATATGATTTACCGGATTTAGCTGGGTCATTACCTTCATTTTCAATTTGTGATAAGCGGAATGTACGTTTCATATCTTCAATAACAAGATCACGTACTTCATCATATTGATCTTCACTGAATTGGAAGATATTGTCATATATCCAATCTGATGGTACTAATTTACTATCAGTTAAGTCTTTAGCTAGTGCAATTTTTTCCTTCCATAATGCTATTTTTTCTTGCTCATATATAATAGATGGAACAGTTAATGATAATTCAAAATTACTTAAAGCAGCACCATCAAATCCTTGAGTGTATAAATGTACTAATGCAATTTTATATAATTCAGATAATACAATACGTTGAATACGTTCTACTGTACGAGCGAAACGAATATCTTCAGCTGCTAATGTAGCTTTACCAGTTAAATCTTTTTCAAATCCAAAGAATGCTTTAGGTACTTTAAGCGCAGCTAACATCTCATCACGTAAGAAGTTTACGTCATCAATAGCATTATATTCAAGACCTTTTAATGTGTCTATCTTAGTATTTGAATTAGCACCACGTTGAGGAATATAAAAATCTTCCATCACATTCATCATGTTGTACTTCAGATTATATTCACCTGTATTTTTATCTATATATGGTGTTTTTTGCATTTTCTGCTTTAAACGCTCCATGTATCCATCTACTTCATTTGGAGGTAAATTACCTATATCAACATAAAATACACGTTTTTCCGGGGCACGTGTTATACGATGGAGCAACATTGCATCCTTCATTAGCACGTATTGCTTGTAAGTTTTACGAGCTGGTTCTATATATGAACGTCCATAAGGAAGATAGTTAGCATCAGTTAATAGTCTGAAATGAGCTATTTCATAGTTTTCAAATTTAATTTTACCATCTCTATCCTTAACACGACTATTGATACCGCCAGCTGCGATTACCATTGGGTCAATCTTAAAGCAAACATAAGATGGATTTTGTGGATCCATACCCTCTTCACGAATCATATCATAAACTGATAATGGTGTTACATTATATACGCCAAATTTTTCAGCTATTTCAAGATGTAAATAGAAATCACCATATTTACACATATTACGGATCCATAACCATAGATTAAACTCAATGTTTAATACATCATAAAATAAATTATAAAGTATGCGTTGTACATTTTCGTCTGATGATCGGATTTGTATTACTTCGTGTGCTTCATTCTTCAATGTTGCTTCATCAGCAATAATATCAAGTGCAGAGGCAATGATTGATTCAGTATCCATAGCTTCATAATCAGTATATAACTGAATACGAAGTGTTTGGTAATTCATTGTTGGGTTATATGGCATATTAGCGCCATAGCGGTGTAGTTTAGTAAATCTATCAATTAAAGCATTAGTTTTTACATTACCATATGCTTGAATGCGATCCGTATCTATAACTTTTAGTTGATTACCGCCTACGTTCCTGATTACTACGTCAGTACCGAATAGACGTTTCAATCTACTAAATAATCCTGCTCCTGTATTTTGTTCAGCCATTTTTTATCTTTATTATATCAATAAATATTTATCATTTATAATACCCACGTTATATCTTCAGTACCATAGGGGGTATCTATTTGGTAGGGATTTGGTTGTCCCATAGGTGTTGTTGGTCTATAAGCTTGTGTTGTGCTTGAAATTAAATCAATTGATCTTCTAGTCATATCCATACCTTGTTGATGAAATTTAATACCAGTATCTCTAGCAAACAACCCAATTCCAGCAGCCATTACCAAGTCATCATTATATCCATTCTGTGCTTGTGCTTTACCATGCATCCAAACAAACACACGTAATTCTTCTAGTAAGCGTTTTGAATGAAAAATAAAATGTCTATCTCGAATATACGACTCCATTTTTGAAATAACAAGTGGTCTTGTCTTTTGAGAGTTAGTAAATCCAGGTACTATTTGATCGCTTTCCATTTTAGACATCCACTTATCCATATTCATTTCACCATTTGCTCGAACTGAATAGTATAGATTTGGGTATTCTTTTTCTATAATTGTATTAATTACATCCCATCCTATGTTTGAGTTCTCGGGTACTAATAATGCATTATTCCATTCAGCCGCTACCGATACAAGCATATTACCAAATTCTCTAGTGCCTATTTGTGATTTATATTCAGCAACTTGTTCACACGCTTCCACATCAATGACATGGAATGTTGAATAATCCGAGCCATCTCCGCGAGCAACATCAGCAGAGATAATATAAGACTTACTATAATTAGGATAGCTCCAAAGCCAATAATCACCACCCAAAAAGCGACGCTCAACAGGCTCTTGTATAAATGTTTGTTCATAAAATGATAATATATCTGATTCAACTACTGAATTACCTGATCCTAAAAAGTCACAATCATACTCTTGAGCAAATTCACGTGGTGACATGTTTGCACGTTCCCGTTCTTCCCAACCTGGATCTACTGGTGCTACTCTATCTGGATGTAGGTTCCATTTTAGCTCTATAGGCATAAAGTCATTTTTACCTATTTGAGCTTCAGTATACATCTTATGAAAC